TTAAGAAAAACTTCTTTCCAGAATCATACCAAACCGGCTTTCAAGTACTACCTGCCGTTTGTAAAAATCAGCTTTAATTTCAAGCGCATCAATTTCTTTGTTGCGCCTTTCTAACTCAGTCTTCAATAATTCAATTTCGCTTTTCAAGCTAGATACCTGCTGGCATTTCCAGAAAAAAGCTCTAATTTCATGCGGTGCAAATCCATTTCTCCACTCAGGAACAAAAATCAAGCCATTTGAAAAACGGTATCCATTCCATTCATCACCCAATAAAGCGCTGGCATCGCCGGAAAGAAATAGCTTCAAAAGCCTAAGCGCTGGTTCCGGTATTTGCTTGGTGCCTTCTTTCCATTCCTTAATGGTTATCTGATTTTCACCGGTTATTTTCTCAATTTCTTCTATGCCGACACCAAATAGTAGATCAATCATTTTCATCAGCCTAAACACAAAAACTAGATCATTACAAAATTCAAATGATTTTCATTTCAATAAAAGAGACACGACAAGCAATGTATTCAGAAGTTGTTATTGCTTGTCGGATTTGAGGATATTCAAAGAATAATGCGACATTCAAAGATTGCTCAATGGCTTGCGCTGATATTTTGACTACTGCCGAAAAGCTTTTCTAAGAACTCAGCAAACTTGTCATATTTTCTTCTGAATTTATTTCTACGATTATTATTTAACATAATACAAAATATGAGGCTACAGTAAAGATATAAGTGTTTGTATCTAAATAGAGTAGATCAGAATTACCCACAGCAACCATTAAAAAAATCACACTCGCTGCGGTAGTAAAACAGCTCTCAAAAATCTTTCTTTTTTCTTCGTCTTTTTCAGTCACAAGATTGCTTGCCGCAATAACTTCTAATCGGTTAGCCCCAATATAATCAGCAAGTCGAATGCAAACATCATCAGAAAAACCTCTTCTTCCAGTTTTAACCATTCTTATATAACCATCTGATATTTTAAGTATCTTTGCTAATTCTGTTTTCTTTCCGGCTTTTTGCTCAGCTGCTTCAATAAATTGATTCATTTTCATAGTAGGTTTGTCCTATTGACCGTAACAAATGTTGCGTGATACCGTTCGTAACGTTTGTTGCGAATAATTTTTTTGCATCATATAGCGCAAATCACCACAAGTCAAACGGGGTATTTATGAAAACAGTCAAAAACAGTTATTTTCGCGCAATTTTAGAAGCAACCAGTAACGGCAAGTTTCCCGAATATTCTGACTTATGGCGCTGCTATCATCGAACTGCTTCGATGCTGGACAGTGACTATTGCTTATTTTCTGATTCTGGCCGGTTTTCGACGACGACGCAGGAGGAGGAGATAACCGGCCACGACTCCCCAAAAAGACTTTACGTCCCAGTTACACGTAAAGTTATTCTCACTACTGAGAAAAAATCGCTAAAACTGCACTAAGGAATCGTTCATAAAAATGATGAATCTGATTCCGGTTTTTGTGGATTATCTAACTATCCGCCAAGTGCATGACGGCGGCAAACTACCAATTATTAACGGCGGCCGGGTACTGCGGATTGATTCCGATGGTGAAATTGAATATACCGTGGATACGCGGCAAGGGTTGGAAGGAAGTTTCGATAGCCGGGTAGAAGTCCGTTGCGATGGTCATCAGGTGGAATTTAGCGGCAACATTTCACGCTATGGCAGATCGGATAATTTGTTCGGTTTTACCTTTGCTGACAGTATCGAGCGCATTAATGAGCTTCTAAAAACTTTGGGGTTGCCGCCTTTCACCTCCGGCAAGCTCTACAAATTCGCTGATTCCGGATGGACATGGACAGGTGCCCGAGTCAGCCGGATAGACATAACCTGCAATTATGTCACCGGCTCCATGATCGACTCGGAAGCATTACTCCGTAATATGGCAGGGCACCACATCGGCAGACAAAAAGGCTCGTTATCTGTTAATGGCGCAACGGTCGAATACGGCCGCGGTTCAAAGTATGTTTACGGCAAACTCTACTGCAAAACCACCGAACTCAAAAAACACCGTTCCAAAAAATCCGGCCAGCATGTTTCGGATGAAGTCATTGAATTCTGCCAATCCCTCGGCGTAATACGCGAAGAGTTTACCCTCAAATCGCGCTTTCTTCTACAAAACGGCCTGGCATATCTAGGCGCAATCACTGATTCACTATTAATAGAGGTTTATATGAACAGAACCCAATTACAACGACTGGAAAACGTCAAATATGAAAGCTTTAGTGATCTTCCGCCACGTTTAAGAGCGACTTACGTGAGCTGGAAATATGGCTATCCGATTGATTTGCCGGTTTCGACTTTCTACCGGCACCGCAAGGCATTACTTGCTTATGGCATAGATATTTCCATACCCAACAACGTGCAAACGATGCCCATCAAGGTAAAAACCATCGAACTGGCCGCACTCACTGCGCCGGATTGGTACATCAAGAAATACGCATAAATTAGTTTTTTTACGCTCTGGACTCATTAACTACCGGTTCAGGTAAAGCGTTAACAGGTGGTGTTAAGAGGTTGTTATGTTAGAAAAAGTAAAAGTGACCGGTATCACATTCTTCAAGGATACCATCGACGGCAAACCCATTGATTCCGGCGCTGCCTTCGTTGAAGAGCATTTGAATTTCCAGACTGGAAGATCTAAGGGCACCGCAACGCAAAAATACCCGCTAGGCGATGCAGGCAAAGCACAAGCTTTAATGCATCTGGAATTCCCGCTGATTTGTGAAGTTGAATTTGTTCGTGTAACTAATGGCAATGTATCCAAGAATATCATCAACTCTATTAAACCACTTTCTCAAGTAAAACCTGCCGCGTGATTTCAGCCTATACGCGCTCAATCCGGCGCGTATGGGGTGCAATCCCGCACCATTTAACAAAGGAGCTTCAACCATGTTTCAAACTGTAAAAAACCTGTATCGTAAATCTGTAGATGCCGTGATGGCTATCGGTCGCAAACTCAAATCTTTCTTTTCGCCAGCAATCGAAGGCGAATATCTAGGGAAGGGCGATGTTGTCCGCCGTTCCTACAATCCGCGCGGCTCTCTGGCGTTAGCCTTAACGTTCTGCTTTTTAATGCTCCCAGCTATCAGCTTTGCCGCCGTCCCCGCCGACGTAACCACCGCCATCACCACGGCCGCAACTGACGTTGCCACCGTAGGCGCTGCCGTCATTATTGTGATGGTTGGCATCAAAGTCTGGAAGTGGATACAAAGAGCCCTCTAACATGGCCTACCTGTATCAAGGGAAATGTCTTGATACCGTGCAGCGGTTGCATGAAAGTGTCGCCGCTGCATGTCCGCCCGTATCAGGCAATTATTCCCTGCAATGCACGCCATCAGCTGCGCAAGTCGACATAGTCGCCACTGACATATTTTCAGCGGCTACCTACGCCAGCGTGCTTGTACCTTCCCAAATTCCCTGCGATGTAAGCCTGCTCGATCAAACCGCCTTCTTTTGGCAACTGGCCGGAGTGCTGGTAGCAGGTTTTGCAGTGCGGGCCATCATCAAGGCGTTTCAATAATGGATCTCTGGATATACGACTTAGGCTACATGCTGGCCTTCCTGGGGGCTTTATGGCTCATCTTCACCGCTTAATCGCTTTTCTGTGCTTTCTCTATCCTTCGCTGTGCTTCTCAGAAGCCGCACCCGTTGGCGCCGTCGATCTGGCCGGATGGATCAAAGGCGCTGACGGTACTTATTCCAAAGCATTCACCAATGCTGACGGCACCGCATCCAGAATATCGCTGACCAGCGCACCCAAAGGCATAACGACAACGTCTACCGCATTGGTGCAAACATCCAAGGGCATTACTGCCATGGACATTGTCAAAACCGCAAACGTGAATACCGCTCGTTTGGGTTCGGCTATGGTTGGTCTAGCAAAAAAAGCCGGTCCAGTAGGAATGACTCTGACCGCTGCCGCTTTGGTCTGTGATTTGACGACCATATGTAAGGATCTTGCAGGTAATTGGTCGATAACCTCCAATGATTCCCTTCCTGATTATCCATCCACTACGGCAACGGTTGGCTATTATTACGTTGCCGGTATTAACTCTTCACCTTACCGTTACCCTAGTCCTGAAGTTGCTTGTAGTAGTGCTGCATCAAAAGATAAGTTTTGGGGTAATGGTTTTACTGGATCGGGTTCCGGTACTGGACCAAATGCTTGTACAGTTACTAAAACAAGCGACGGTTCCACTAATGTCACTTCTATCACTTATGCATCAGGCTCTTGCCCTGAATTTTATAGTTCTTCAGGTTCATCTTGTGCTTTGAATGGCGCTATTCCTCGTCCTCCTACTGATACCGATTGGGATGCAAAAAAGGATAAGTTAAATGATGACCGTGTGACTCCACATTTGATCGAAGCCAATGAGCCGCTTCCAACTGATTCGGTCCCAACGCTTACACCAGGTCAAAAGAAACAGCTCGGCCTTGATTCAGTACCCACAAAGGATTCAAGCGGCAATATCACAGGCCGTCAAGACACGACGACCGACATTGAAGCGGTAGACGCTGGAACAAGTGACAATCCCGGCCGCGTCATCATTAAAGAAACCAAAACGACAATAAACTACGACAACAGCAATACACAGATCAGCAGCACGACTAGTACCAGTTACACCAACCAGCCAGAACCGCAGCAACCACAAGGCTTTACCATCTCGTTCGACACCGTCCCGGAAGCCACGCTTCCCACTTACAACGTGCCGAATACATTCGGTTCTACCAGCTGGGGCTCCGGATCATGCCCGCCTAATATCGATGTGCCTATATCTAAGATGACCTTGCACATACCGACGCAACCGGTATGCGATACGGCGCTCATGATTCAGCCTTTTGTCCTGTTACTTTCAACTTTAATCGGCATTTACATCATTGCGGGGGTACGCGGCGGCAACGCCACGTAAAAAACCATGTTTAACATCTTAATTCCGCTAGGCGCATTTCTATCTGCCGGTGTCGGTTATCTCGCTGTCCGCGCGCTCATGGGTTTAGGGATTGGCCTGATCTCCTATGGCGCTGTTGGCGTTGTTCTTGCCCAACTTTTCACGATGGCGCAAGGCTACTATAACAATGTGCCAACCTTTGCGCTGCAAATCATCGGCCTGGCTGGATTCGGTCAGGCAATCGGCATCATTGCCGGTGCCATTACCTTCCGGCTGACCTTTCTCTTGCTGCCTAAGCTGGGAGTCATACCGAAATGACCATCACGCTCTTAACCGCAACACCGGGCTGCGGCAAAACCAATCACGCGGTGTGGTCGATCATCAAACCCGCGGTGGAATCCGGCCGGGTTGTATATGTGAACCGCATTCCGGATTTGAAGCTTCCACACATCAAACTATCGGACAAGCAGCTGAACCGCTGGCATGAACGCACCTACCTGGACCCGGAAGAACCGGAAGGTAAATCGACATTAAACACCATTCTGGAAGGCTCGCTCATTGTGGTCGATGAAGCCATGTATCCTTGGCCGGCCATCGATCTGAGAGACCCTCCGGAGCATATCAAATACCTGTCACAACACAGAAAGCACGGCCTTGATTTCCTGGTTATCACGCAATCGCCCAAGTTTGTGCATCCGCACGTCCTGGAAAACGCCGACCGGCATATTCACCTGCGCTATGAATGGTCAGGCTCGAAAAGCTATGAATGGTCGGAATACTGCCAAAGTCCGAAGGTCAAAACCAACCTGAACAACGCAGTCAAAAAGCCGTATCGGCTCGTTAAAGAAGCATTTCCACTGTATTACTCAGCCAGTCTGCACATAGAAAAACCGAAGCGCGCCATTCCGAAAATGATCTATGCCGCGATCTTCCTGGTATTCGCAGTGCCAGCAATGGCCATGTTCACTTATACACGGGTAGCCGAACGGCTGGAAAATCCAGTCGGATCGAACTTGGCCAAGCAGGAAGAACAAAAAACCGAACAAACCGCGAAGCAGGGGAGTGATGCACCGCCACCGCCCATCATACCGGTAGCGCAACCGGCCACCGACAATGCACCGGTCAAACAATCGCTATCGATGCTCTCCGAATCAATCGACTGGGGACAAGTCGCCGCCTGTGTTTCCAGCAAATCAAACTGCATCTGCTACGGCCATCAGGCGCAACGTTTGAATATTGTTCCGGATACCTGCAATGCGGCCATTAATTATGGTTGGGTTGTGCCTAAAAAAATGTAAAGGAGATAAAAAAATGGAACTATCGCAGCAAAGATTCAACGAACTTATGGCATTACGCTCAAATTACAGTTTGGATTTACAACTTGGCGGCATGTCTACGGAAGAAACCGAAAGAACACAGCTTCTACTTGATGACATTAATGCTGAACTTAAAGAATATGGCTTCGGAGCATCTGAAAATTAACATTGCCATGAAAAAACCTGATGAGTTACTTCAAATTGCGCAAACCGCGATTCTCAATTATTCCGGGGAAATCGATGTATTGAACTCTGCGCTGGGAATGCTTTTTACTGGCTACTATTACGGCTGGCGCTTCCTATACATCGTTCATTCAAAGCGCACTATCCGGAAGTATGAAAAAGTGCTCAATATCAAAGTGAATGAATTCTTTCAACCAACTGACTCGCTGTCGCATCGATCAGCGGGATTGGTTGAAGCCAAAAAGCATTCAAACTTCTGGAAGTGTGTCAGCGGCGATATTCAGATACCCGACAGAAAACTGATCACGGATGACCCGCAATCAGCGTAAAAGCTGACTTTCCCCTTTGCTGAACAAAAACCCCGCAGCTTTAAACCGCTGAAAGCCCAAGGGTCGCGCCGCCGACCGGCGCGAAGGGTATGCACCCGTAAGGGGCATGCTGCCCGATCCTTAGCGCGATTTATCTTCATTTCGATTTTTTCATATTACCAACTAGATTTGCTTGCTTAATTATTTTTGACATTACATATTATTTTTAGTATAAATGACATAATCAAATTGCCACAATATGTTGTGGTGAATAATTTGTTTAATCTATATGTTGTGATATTTGGTTGCGGGAGATTTATGAAACTTCAAATATTTGATGTGGAACATGGAGCATGTGCACTACTGACTGCAGACAACAATACTCGATTGATGATTGATTGTGGTCATAATGCTTTGTCTAATTGGAAACCTGGTACATATCTTAAAAGCCATGGCATATTAGATCTTGACATGCTTGCAATCACTAATTACGACGAGGATCATGCAAGCGGTGCCAATGATCTTTTTGATAATATTAATGTTAAATGGTTGAGTCGTAACCCTTCTGTATCGAAAAAAATAATTAATATACTTAAATCGGAAGACGGAAAGGGGCCTGGTATTGAACGTCTCTTTGATGAAATTGAAAATACTTTTACCGGTAATGCTTTATCCCCAGAGCCTTATTTTGAGGGACTAATTACCCGCAAGCTCTTTTACAATTCTTATCCTGCATTTGATGACGAAAACAATTTGAGCATGGCAATTTTTTTGAAGTGCCACAATACAGGTGTTATGTTTACTGGCGACCTTGAAAAAGCTGGCTTTTCGACACTTCTTAGGAATGAGGAATTTAGAAAGGCACTTGGTGAAACAAATGTTTATATCGCATCACACCACGGTAGAGAGAGCGGCTGCTCAGATGAAGTGGCGGCATTACTTAAAAATGTTTATTACGTTGTGATTTCAGATAAAGGCTATACATATGATACGCAAGAAACAAATCCTTTTTATCGCAACCTAGCGAAAGGTGGAATATTCCGTTCTGAAGAGAAACGATTTGTGCTTACGACCCGTAATGATGGGTGTATCAATTTTAAATTTACCCCGGATTCATGGTGTCCATATTAACAAATGTCAAAATCACTTAAAGAACAAAATCGTTGGCAGATTTGGCTCATTGTTTCGGCAAATGCTTTAGTGTTGTTAGGCGTTACTAGAGAAAATGCGATCAGCCTAATCGGCCTAAATAGTGCCTTTGATACACACAATCTAATTCCTGTTGGAACGGCACTCACGATTTCGATTGTGCTAAATGGTCTTCTTAGTGCAGATGCAAAGTCAAAACTTGTTTTTTTACGCTGGCATAATACTTTACCTGGGCATCGGGCATTTAGTAAATATGCTAAACATGATCCTCGCATTGATCTTAAGGAACTTCAAAAATTGCATGGATCTATGCTACCTGAGGATCCAATAGAAGAAAATCGAGTATGGTTCCGGATGTATAAAGATGTTGAAAATACTCCTGCTGTTTTGCAAGTCCATCGAGATTTCCTTTTGCTAAGAGATTACACTGGACTCTCTATACTTTTTTTATTTTTCTTAGGATCTATAGGGTTCTATGCTATTGAATCATTAGATACTGCAGAGCTTTATTGCGGAATGTTATTTATTCAATATGTTATCGTACGACAGGCCGCATCTAATTATGGTATTCGTATGGTTACAACTGTTCTTTCTGAAAAAATGCACTCGAAAAGCTCATAATCCTCATAATTATAATTGACTGATTTACCCCTCGATCAGAATATGATGTTTGTTTCTCTGGGGGTATAATCCTAGAATACTAAAGAGGGATAAAATCATGGAACTATCCGCAGTACTAACACCTGCACCAGAAGGCGGTTATGTTGCTTTCAATCCCGAAACTGGCACGACGACCCAAGGCGAAACCGTTGAAGAAGCTTTGGCTAATCTAACCGAAGCAACCGAACTTTATCTTGAAGAATTTCCGATGAACATCACATCCCGTTCACTGTTAACGACCTTCCAAGTTCCTGAGCATGCCTAAGCTGCCCGTCATTTCGGGAATGGAAGCAGTCCGAACACTTGAGAAACTTGGCTTTTCAGTAGTACGCCAGCGCGGTAGTCACATCATCCTGAGAAAAGGCTCGTCCGGTTGTGTTGTGCCTAATCATTCTGAATTAAAAGCGGGAACATTGGCCGGGATACTCAAACAAGCTGGCGTATCTGTAGAAGAGTTTGTTGCTAAATTGCGCGCTTAAAAAAGATGATTAATAAAAACTTTTTTGCAAAATCATCCCAAACCGGCTTTCAAGCACTAACTGCCGTCTGTAAAAATCGGCCTTAACCTCAAGCGAATCAAACTCATTATTGCGCCTTTCTAACTCTTCCTTTAGTAACTCAATTTCTTTTTTAAGGCTTGAGATAAGCTGAACTTGCCAAAATAACGCTCTAATTTCTCCAGGTGTTAAACCGCGCCGCCATTCAGGAATAAACAGCATATTGTCCCTGAATACATGACCGTCCCAGTCTTTACCCAATAGTGCGCTTGCATCGCCTTCAATATACAATCTCAAAAGCCTGATAGCTGATGCCGGAACCTTTCTAGTTCCTTTTTTCCATTGCTTGATTGTTTTCAGATCTTCGCCGGTGATTCTTTCGATTTCTTGGCAGCTAGTATACTTTATTAAATATTCCATTTTTTTCTGCGCAAAGGCATCATCATGGCAATTTTTGAAAATTAACGTCGTTCAATAAAAGCTGCATTTAATATTGATTTAAAAGGTTTATATCACTTAGCGGATATAAGGACATTCAGCAAATAGTGAATGATGTGGAAGGGGTTTTGAAATGAAACTAAGGCTTGATAATAGGTCACGAATTTTTCGCAATGCTTTAAGCAGTATATTACCAATTTTACATAATACAAATTGAAGATACACCTGTTTTCTGATGTTGCGCATGAGCCGGAGAGGAGGTCATTGAACTACCGGCAAAAATAAGCGCAGCGGCTGCCACAGTTGCAGCTTTTGTAAAGCAACTTTCAAACAATTTTCTTTTTTTCTCATCTTTTTCAGTTATCAGATTACTAGCAGCTATCACTTCAAGGCGATCTACGCTAATAAAATCTGCTAATTGCAAGCAAAGTGCATCTGGTAAACCTCTTTGATGACTTTTAACCATGCTTAGATAGTTTGGTTTTATATCTAAAATTTTAGCTAACTCGATCTGACTTCCTGCGAGTTTTTCGCCCATCTCAATATAAGTTTTCATTTCCATAGTAGTTTTGTCCCATTGACAATCACAATTTTGTGATTTAATGTAGATCACAATAATGTGATGTACCAAATTTGTGATTTATCTTACGTACCAGTTCACCATAAGTCAATAAGGGGAATTATGAATTCATATCATTTGGCAATACTTCGAGCCACTAATAACGGCAAATTCCCTGAATTAGGCGACTGCTGGCGCAATTTCCACCCCGAAGCAATCCTTTCAGATAGTGATTACCCGGTTTTAACCGAAGCAAACGAGCAACTGTAGCAAAGGTTCAGTGTTGAGCGATGACGCAAGGAAGAGCGAAACACTGAACCATTTTCTTTTAAATCTTCAATGGAGTAAAAAACATGGCAAAAATACTAGTAAACAATGTACTCAGAACCCACGGCACCAAGAAAGACACCGGAAAACCTTATGACATGTATGCAATCACTGTCAGCCTGCCGGTTCAGAGTGTTTCACAAGGCACTTACAATCAAGAAGGGTATGGCACCGTACCGGCCACAATGGAACTAGATCCCGCCATATTCCACCACTTCAAAAACCTGAAAGACCCAGTTTACCTTGACCTGACAATTGAGCAAGTCTTGCACTTTGGTGAGATTAAAAACATGGTAACCGGTGTTTCTAACATCGCAGCACAACCGGCAAAAGTTGCTTAATCGGATAGTAACACTAGTCCGTTCAGTCGCAATTTGCGACTTTTTACTCAAATTTAGATACCCGGTTAAGGACATGGCAAATGAAATCTTCATCGATTGGATCACCATTTCTCAACTTCATACGACTGACGAACAACTCCCAGTCTATTGCAACGGAATCATCGTCAATTATGACGCCATCGGCAATGCTCGCCATGAAAGAGTTTGCCCCGCGACTTTTCCGGGATCATTTGAAACAAGCATCAGGCTTAAAAGTGACGGTAAGCATGTATCACTCAGTGGAAACGTCGGCCGGTTTTCTCGTCAAGACAATCTGTTCAACCTGGGATGGCAACAAACCCTTGATAAAGCTAATCGAATTTGTCTGGATCGAGGCTTACCAGCTTTCACTTCCGGAACAATGGGGGCTTCAACGCATGTCACAGAATCATTTGGTGCGCGAGTATCTCGTCTGGACATCACCTGTAACTTTGCGACGGGTTCAGAATCTCAAGCCCGCGCCCTTATCCGATGGCTTGCAAATCGATCTGTTTCCAGGATGAAAAAAGGCCGGGCAGGGGATGAATCGGTATGGTGGGTTAATACCCGCCACATGCTCAAAGCCTACATCAAACACATTGAAATGTTGAAACACGGTTGCAGTGAAGAAGATCCGGTTTACTTGTGGTGCAAAGAGCAAGGAGTAGTGCGCGTGGAAATCGAACTAAAAAAACGACTGTTATTTGATGAAGGCTTGAACAAGCTGGAAAACATCACGGATGAAAAACTGATCAAGATTTTCCGGGATGAAACGGAAATTTTCAATCGTGTCGATCGCAGTGATGAGCCGGACATCCTCGACGCTATACCTGCGAAAAGCCGGATTTATGCTGCCGCATGGTTAGCTGGTCAAGATTTATCAAATATGGCGCATCGGGCAACACTTTTCAGGCATGCAAAAATTCTTCGTGAATACGGCATGGACATCATGGAACCGCGCAATATCGAGCAATTCCCTGTGAAAGTCCGGATTGTCGACCTCAAACCGCTATCTATGCCGGATTGGTACAGCCTGGAGGATGAAAAACCACAACTGAAAATAGTAGGGGAGTGATTCCAGCCCATAAGTCCCGCATTGGGTCTTATGGGGTGCAATCCCGCACCGATTAATCAAAGGAGCTTTAACTATGTTTCAAACAATCAAAAACCTGTACCGCAAATCTGTAGACGCCGTGACGGCTGTCGGCCGCAACATTAAATCCTTCTTTTCTCCAGCAATCGAAGGCGAATATCTAGGCAAGGGCGACGTTGCACGCCGCTCCATCAATCCGCGCAGCTCGCTGGCCTTTGCAATGATGTTCTGCTTCCTGATGCTGCCAGCGGTCAGCTTTGCTGACGTACCGGCCTCTGTAACTGCTGGCATTACTGGCGCAGTAACAGACGTGGGCGCTATCGGCGCTCTCGTGATGGGTGTCATCATCGCTATTGTTGCCTTTACCTGGCTGAAACGTGTTTTAAGCGGTAGATAAAGCAATCATGGGCTACCGTCACAAAAACCTGTGCTTAGACACAGTTGAGCAATTGAATGAAGTCGTTTCAGCCGATTGCCCTTTAATCACAAGTGACGGTAGCTCATCCATCAAATGCACACCAAGTGCAACAGACATACTCATCACCATCGATTCAATTCCTACTACCGGAATATTGAAACAACAAACCTACGTCCCTGAATTGATTTCCTGTGATTCTGCGCCGGCCATCGCTGATGTGATCGAAGTAAGCTGGCTTGTGGTTGCAGTATGGGTTACCGCCTGGGGCATTAAAAAAATGGCAGACGCGCTAAAAGGTAGAAGCTAATGATCACACTCAACGAAATCGCTGTTTTTATCGCAATCATAGGTGCGGCATGGATACTATTCCAAAGCTGAAAATCCTGGTTTTCCTTCTCTTATCTATTCCCACTCTCGCATTTTCTCAATCGGCTCCAACTGGATACGTAGACCTGGCCGGATGGATCAAAGGCACTGACGGCGTGTACTCCCGCGCTTTCAGTGACGGCAACGGCACACGCGCAACGCCGACCAATGCCACGGTCACCAGTACATCAACCGCACTCGTTCAAACATCCAAGGGCATTACAGCAATGGACATCGTTAAAACCGCAAACGTGAATACTGCTCGTTTGGGTTCTGCTATGGTTGGTCTAGCAAAGAAAGCCGGTCCAGTAGGAATGACGCTGACTGCCGCCGCTTTGGTCTGTGATTTGACGACCATATGTAAGGATCTTGCAGGTAATTGGTCGATAACTTCCAATGATTCCCTTCCTGACTATCCATCCACTACGGCAACGGTCGGCTATTATTTCGTCGCCGGTATTAACTCTTCACCTTACCGTTACCCTAGTCCTGAAGTTGCTTGTAGCAGTGCTGCATCAAAGGATAAGTTCTGGGGTAATGGTTTTACTGGATCGGGTTCAGGTACTGGACCAGCTGCTTGTACTGTCACAAAAACTGCAGACGGCACAACGAATAAAACATCTATTAGTTATGCCTCCGGTTCGTGTCCTGAATTCTATAGTTCGTCCGGTTCATCTTGTGTTTTGAATGGTGCTGTTCCTCGTTCTCCTACTGATACCGATTGGGACGCGAAAAAGGATAAGTTAAATGACGACCGTGTAACTCCGCATCTGATCGAAGCCGGTGAAGATGTTCCAACCGGCGTACCCACAATTACCAATACGCCCAAGAAAGTTATCTCAGAAGATACCGCCGTTACCAAAGACCAGAATGGCAATTCAACCGGCACCAAGGTTACTACCACGGAAGCCGAAATTGTAGACGCTGCCAGCGCTGAAAGCCCAGGAAAAGCCATCGTTAAGGAAACGACCACCGTTACCAACTATGACATCAACAACACGGTAATCAACAGCACCACGTCAACTAGCTACGCCAGTCAACCTCCGCCAAACAATCCAGCCGATCAAATCACGATATCTTTTGATGATGTGCCGGACGATGCGATAGAACATGAAGACGTAGACACTGAACTTGAAACGCCGGAATCCTGGGGAGATGGTTTTTGCCCTGCGGATGAAACGATTGATTATCACTATGGAACGTTAACGTTTGACTTCCAGCCAACGTGCGATTTTGCGATAGGCGTCCGTCCTGTCCTGATCTTCATGGCATCCATCACCGCTTTATTCATTGTTGCAGGAGTCAAAACAGAATGAACATTCTAGTACCTTTAGGCGGTTTTCTGAGTGCTGCAGTTGGCCCATTGGCTAAGCGTGTCTTGTCATCGCTTGGCCTGGGCTATATCAGCTACGTGATTCTAACGACCATCATCCAGCAAGCCATCCAGTATGCCAAAGATCAATATTTAGGTTTACCCAGTGCTGTATTAGGTCTTGCTGGCCTGGCTGGCATTGGCGAAGGAATGGGCATCATTACCGCAGCCATCACGTTCAGAATTGGTTTTATGGCACAACGTAAAGTCATTGGGGTACTCAACAAATGAGCATTACTCTAATCACTGCGGTACCCGGTGCCGGAAAAACCATTTATGCGGTTTGGCACATCATCAAAAAAGCGGTGGAAGAGGGCAGAACCATCTATACCGCTGCAATACCGGAATTAAAGCTACCTACCATCAGGAAAGGCTATAAAGACCTGAGAACCTGGCCGGAACGTGAGCAAATAGAAGTTGCCAACGAATATCAGCAGGATCTTCCGGAAGATGAAATTCCAACACGCCTTTTGAATTTCCAGGAAGGTTCACTGATCATTATTGATGAAGTCCAGAACCTTTGGCCATCGAGCGGCAGTAAAGAACCTCCGGAAGATATCACTTACCTGACCAAACACCGGCATCACGGCCTGGAAATAGTATTGATCACGCAAGCGCCGCAGCTTGTGCATTCCAAAGTGCTGGCGGTGGTTGACAAGCATCTTCACATTAGAAAAAGCTGGTTTGGCCGTCAAATCTTCGAGTGGCCGGAATACTGCTCAACCACCCGTGCAGTCAGCAGCCGTATGAGCGCTGTCCGGAATAGCTACAAGATACCGAAGCAAGCCTATGGTCTTTACCGCTCGGCATCGATGCACGTCACGCAAAAAATGACCGTTCCGATCTTTGCGTACATGATTCCGATAATAATCGTATTTGTCGGATACTTCGCTCATAAGAGCTACAACGCTGTTATGGACAGGGCAAAACCGCAAGAAACAACGATCATTTCCGAAGCAAAAGCTGCAGAACCGGCAAAGGCACCAGCATCTGAAAAACCGCTTCAACCGGCTCAGCCATCGCAACCGGTTCCAGCATCAACACCTGTACGCTCAGTTACTTACGTTGCTTCCGATCAAGTGGACTGGTCTAAGGTTTCAGCCTGTGTTTACAATAAAAACCAGTGCGTTTGTTACGGCCACAAAGCAGAACGTTTAGTGATACCGGATGCATCCTGTAGAACCGCTGCTCAGTATGGCTGGCCTGGTAAAAGCGCTAGTTAATCCTTCCTAAATTCCAAGGGTCGCGCCGCCGACCGGCGCGAAGGGTATGCACCCGAAAGGGGGCATGCTGCCTGATCCCTGACGCGGATTATCTTTACCCTAATTTTCATTAATGCAAAACAAAATAACTGTTTACGGGAAATATGCAATCATTTTTTGCCTACGATATAATAACGATTATCAAGTGAGGAGCTAACGAATTGATGGATATGCCTAAACTTAACGACAAAGAATTTCAATGTTCTCATTGTCAAGTAATTGCTCAACAGATTTGGTTCAATAAAGAAACAATCAGTCAATCTGTTCCAAAACTTATTACACATCTTTACTTTGATTACCGATCTAATATTAATGAATATCAGCAAAGAGCAGTTTCAAATTTTTTAGAGCATATTGATCAGATATTTTTAAATAGTATCCAGTATCACATTCCGAAAGACTACTCGGTAGCAACGTGTTTGAACTGCAAAAAATCTTCTTTATGGATTAAGGAGGAAATGGTGTTTCCCAGAAAAACTTTTCTTCCTTCGCCTAACGATGATATGACAGATGAAATTAAAGATCTTTATCGAGAAGCTGCAACAATATTTTCTGATTCCCCAAAAGGCGCAACTGCATTGTTGCGTCTTGCACTTCAAAAACTGCTAAAGCAACTTGGCAAAAAAGGGGATAATATCAATAATGATATTGGTGAACTTGTATCTGAAGGCCTTAGTCCAACAATTCAAAAAGCGCTCGACCTTGTAAGGGTTGTGGGTAATAATGCAGTTCATCCTGGACAAATTGATTTAAATGATGGCAGTGATATAGCTAAAAAACTTTTTCATTTACTCAATTTTATTGCCAATGAATTAATTAGTAAGCCCAAAGAATTAGAAATTCTTTATAGTGAAGTGGTACCTGACGATACAAAAGGTCATATTCAAAAGAGAGATAAAAAATAATTGCAATGAAATTTTAACTTCTCTAATTTTTTATATAGATATATCTTTATAAAAATTATCGCTGCAAAATCATTCCAAATTTTCTTTCAAGAATTGATGGCCGTCTATAGAAATAATGGCTTGTGAAAATCAGTTTTTATTTCAAGCGCACCAATTTTATTGTTACGTCTATCAAGAATCTATGAGATATGAACACTCATTGAGCGGGTGGTTGGATAATGCCACTTTTTTATTAATACCATTAACTCTAATTTATTTTTTCTCAATGGTAATTTATCCCTTTTGGGATGGCAATTTTGATTTGTTTTATCTTCAAACGGTTTGGGCTGAATGGCAATCCTTTAATGCTGGTGTATTATTATTTCTCTCAAGTATGTTTGCCTTAAGGCTCACAATTTATAACGAAACAGAACAGCGTAAACGTAATTTTCTTGCAAGAAAAGCTTTCTTACCAAAAGCACTTATTGAAGTATCAAATTATTGTCGTTTAAGTTGTAAATTTGTAGGAGGGCAATTACATATTCATAAAGTACCGATACTTATCGATTCCAAATTAATATTTAAGGATTGTATTGAGTATGCTGAACCATGCGTGGCTAAATATCTAGCTTACATGATATTGCGCCTTCAAAGTCATGAAACCTACATTACCGCTATAGAAATGAATGATTCAGCTTCAGCTGATAGAATCAACATGATCTTGTGGCAGCTTGGTGAGCTTCATGCCTTAAGTTACAAAATGTATGATTTTGCCGCAGGCCAAAAAGAGTTTGATAATAACCCAATAATTTTCGAGGAATATTTAACTTCATATAGGACCTTAGGTATAAATTTTAATGATTTTGAAGGGTTAGAAAATTTAACAAAAAAAGCAATCATGGAAGGGTATTTGAGGAACTTTGAAATCTAAATTATGTTAGCTTTGGGAAAAATTCATTTTATAAAATTTATGAAAAACTTCTTTCCAGAATCATACCGAAGCGGCTTTCAAGCACCACTTGCCGCCTGTAAAAATCAGCCTTGATTTCAAGTGCATCGATTTCTTGATTACGTCTATCAAGTTCAGATTTCAACAAGTTATTTTCACTCTGCAAGCTCGATACCAACTGACACCGCCAGAAAAAAGCTCTGATCTCATGGGGCGCAAATCCATTGCGCCATTCAGGAACAAAAATCAAGCCGTTCGTAAAACGATATCCTTTCCATTCATCGCCTAGTAAAGCGCTGGCATCTCCGGAAAGATACAACTTCAAAAGCCTAAGTGCTGGCTCCGATATCTGCTTAGTGCCTTTTTTCCATTTCTTAATGACTTTCTGACTCTCGCCGGTGATTCTCTCGATTTCTTCTATACTCACACCAAATAATAGATCGTTCATTTTTTTAGCCTAAGCGCAAAGACTCAATCATTGCAAAACTCAAATGATTTCTATTTCGATAAAAGAGACACGACAAGCAACGTATTCAGAAGTTGTTATTGCTTGTCGGATTTGAGGATATTCAAGGGAAATTACTATTTAGAAAGAGTGGTTAATTGATCAAAGCTGATATTTTTCCACCCATTGAGAACTCTATCCAAGAACTCTGCAAACTTGTCGGATTTTCTTCTAAGTTTGTTTCTACGGTTATTATTTAACATAATACAAATTATAAGCAATTGCCGTCGTCGAAAATTGAGGAGGAAATCGGATCTTTTGTCACTTTGGATTGATAAGCTTTTAAGTGTCTTTCCGCGTGTTCGCAGTGTTGCTTAGAAAGCGCTCTACAAAGTAATCGCAATTCTTCCGGATCAACGCCTGACGCAATCAGGCGTTTTTTTTCGACTGCTGCATGGCGGTAATATTTACGCTTGCGGTTTTTGTTGCGGCTATAGCGGATTTGCCAGTAAATGTTGCGAAGCTTTGTGAATATAGGCATTGGTGAAACTCCAACAGTGAATCATGCGGAGTTTAGCGGTATTTAAAACCAAATATAAACCAGTAAAGTGAAATGGTTTATCAATAAAAGACTTAATGATAAGATTAAATGTATTTTTTGATATCCCACGTCACTTGAATTGAGGTGTGGGAAATATGTGTTAATAACTTAGTTGACGAGCATTAAAATGGCTAAATTGACTGTAAGAGCGTCTCAAGTTATGACTTGGGATCGAATGGAACTAATAGAAAAAGTTAAAAATAATCATGGTGATGAACAATGTGAACTATTAGAACTTTGCTCTTTATCGATTGTTAAACGACTATGTTTTGCAAGATATCATTTTTCAGAAATCAAAAAATTAAAAAACATTGATATTGCTGAGTTTATGAATGATAAATGGAATAATCGAATGCGTATTGAGGCTCATATCTTCGCGATAATGCAATGCATGCATGGCATTGCAGACACGCTAGCGCATGTAATTTATTACGCAACTGCAATGAATATAAAGGATCCCATCATATATCCTAAGGTTGTTACTATTTTATCAGTTAAGAAAAAATTAAATCCTGAAATTAAAAAATCAAATTTAGTGAACTTAATTACAGAGTTAATCTGCAATGACGATTTTAAATTTCTTAATGATTATGTAAATCATTCTAAACACCACTATTTAGTTGGATCATCTCTTATAGTTGGTGGTATAGAAGATTCGTATCATTTTGAATCCCCCAAATTTTCTCATCACGATAACATTCATGATAAGAAGTCAATTTTAGAATTCATAGAACTTGAGTATTCTAGGCAGAGCGAGCTAATAATAAAAACAGGTATTGAACTAAATAGCTCAGTTTAATGAGTTTTATAAAAGTAAAATTCATACGTTAGGGTTCGGGCAGCATGCCAAAAGAATTCAAAAACCCAGTTCAACTTGAACATAAAAAACTAAATTTTAGGAGAACTCTATGGTTCAACACTACATTATGGATGGTAGCGAGAAACTTACGAAAACCAGGGATAGTACATGGCAAGAATGGTTTGAGAAAGAAAAATACTACTACGACGATCAAACAAACGCAGTAATAGTAATGATCTACGAAATATTCGATAACATGAGAAGACCATCTGATAACTATGAACGTCTAAAAAGTACAAAGGAGCTTTCCCCCGATGAATTACCTTCGAAAGTGCGTGATGCCATATTGCAGAAGTTTCCAGATGCTAAAATCTGAATAATCACGAAAATACCCCACAGCGCCTAAATGAAAAGTTCTCGCTAGCGGATGGCTATGGTGAAAGTAAAGAAAATTAATTTATTTCAAATATAAAGGTTAAAAAATAATCCATGGATATTTGTTCAGAGTGGCAATGGCTTATACCATCGATAGTTGTCGTGGTTGGCTGGTGCTTTGTTCATATAACAAGCAAAAATCGTGATATTGAAGCTGCACGTAGAAATTTAAGAGCGAAATATCTCATAGATGCTTATCGTGCAATTTCATTTACTATTCAACGCAAAGACCTAACAATTGATGAAATGTCTCAGTTAGAACGAGCATGTGATGAAATTCATCTTTTCGGCAATGAAGAACAAATTAAGAATGTTCATGACATCATGGCCAATTATTTTAAAGACTCACTCGAGTGTAGAGCAAATAAACAAATAAAACTCCTTGACAGCATTCGCTCAGAATTAAGGCAACTTTTCAAAGAAGATCCTAAATCTCTCGAAAAATTCACTGTTTTACGGCTGGACCGGCCAGCGGCAAAATAATTAACTAAAAGCACATGAATTAGATCAATAAAATTAGGGATCGGGCAGCATGCCCCTTGCGGGTCATACCCTTCGCGCCGGTCGTCGGCGCGACCCTTGGACTTTCAGCGGTTTAAAATTGCAGTGTATTGTTCGGCAAAGGGGAAAGCCAGCTTTTACGTTGTTTGCGGTTCATCCGCGAGCGGTTTTCTGTTGGGCATTTGAATATAGCGCAGTAATCAAGCTTACATTTTCTTAGGCACAATCCAGCCGTAATTAATAGCCGCATTGCAAGTATCCGGAACAATATTCAAACGCTGTGCACTGTGACCATAACAGATGCAGTTTGATTTACTGGAAACACAAGCGGCGACTTGTCCCCAGTCGACGGAATCCGACAGCATGGAAAGCGATTGCTTGACCGGTGCATTATCGGTGGCCGGTTGTGCTACCGGTATGATTGCCGGTGGCGGTGTATCGCTGCCCTGCTTTGCTGTTGCTGTCGTTTCCGGTGTTTCCTGCTCGGTTTGCGCAATCGACCCGGTTGGATTCTCTATCCGCTCAGCGATCCGCCCATAAGTGAACATCGCCATAGCCGGTACTGCAAACAAGAGGAACAAAGCCGCGTAGACCATTTTCGGTATGGCGCGCTTCGGTTTTTCAACGTGCAGACTGGCGGAGTAGTACAGATCGAAAGCTTTCTTTTCCAGCTTGTACGGTTTCTTGACCGCATTCTGCCGGTTGGTTCTGAGCTTTGGATTAACGCAGTATTCCGTCCATTCAAAGATTTTGTTGCCTGACCATTCCTGGCTTAAATGAATGTGCCGGTCGGCATTTTCCAGTACGAACGGATGCACAAACTTGGGCGATTGCGTGATGACCAGGAAGTCCAGGCCGTGCTTTCTGTGCTGTGACAGGTATTTGATGTGTTCCGGTGGATCCTTCAAATCAATGGCCGGCCAGGGATAGGCCGCTTCATCGACAACAATGAGACTTCCTTCCTGGAAGTTATTGAGCTTTTGTTTGCCTTCCGGTTCTTCCGGATCAAGCGGTGTGCGTTCTGCCCAGGTGTTGAGCTTTGCAATCGATAATTTGATGTGCATCAGCTTCAAATCCGGAATGCCGCACACATACACGATTCTTTCCGCTTCTACTGCTGGCTTAATGTAACTCCACACCGCGTGATTAGTCTTGCCGCATCCAGGCGTTGCCGTCAATATGATGATCATTTCGGTATCACCCCAATCTTAGGCAATAACATGAACGTCATGCGAAATGTGATCGCGCCCATAATGATCCCAATGCCTTGACCAAACCCGGCCAGGTTGATGATCTGCAAGGCAACAGCCGGTATGCTGTTATAGATGCCTAACGCTTGACTGAAAAGCGCTTCAAACGCAACGGATATTGCGCCGTAGCTGATCAATCCGATGCCTAAGCCCATCAATGCACGAACAGCAAGAAATCCAACATAGGAAGATAAAAAAGCGCCTAGTGGAATAATTAGAAGGTTGAACATTTATCGGTACTCCCCGCCACGCACACCGGCGACTATGTAGATTGCTGCAAGCGATGCTATTAATACAACGAAAGGATTGATTTTCTCGGCCGTGTCGCAAACCGGCGCCATAGGTACAGAAACCGATTGAAAAACACTGGATAGATTGATATCGATATCGGGTGGACAAGTGCCGGAACCCCAACTACTGCTAGTCAGTGTGGCCGGTACGCTGTAGCCAGGCAATTCCGCAGCCGGTACCTCGTCGAATTTGATCTCGAAAGATTGTTGTTTCTGGTCAATTTGCGGTTGATTGGTGTAGCTGGTACTCGTTGTGCTGCTTATCTGGTTATTGCTGTTATCGTAATTTACCGTTGTTTTGGTTTCCTTGATAATGACGCGGCCGGGATTGTCGCTTGTTCCAGCGTCAACAGCTTCAATTGCGGTGGTTGTATCTTGTCGGCCTGTTACGTTTCCGGAAGCATCCTTAGTCGGTACGGAATCCAAGCCTAAGTTCTTTTTCTGATCGGGTGTGAGCGTGGGAACTGAATCAGTAGGAAGCGGCTCATTGGCTTCGATCAGGTGCGGTGTAACGCGGTCATCGTTCAACTTGTCCTTTTTTGCATCCCAGTCGGCATCGGTTGGAGCTTTGGGAGTAGCGCCACTTAAGGTACAAATAGAACCCGCTAAAGCATAAAAAGTTGGACAGGTTCCAGGAGAAAAAGCAATTGAAGTGGTGTTTGTGGTTCCATCGGCAGTTTTTGTAACAGTGCAAGCAGTTGGACCGGTACCAGAACCGGAACCAGTATAGCCATTGCCCCAAAACTTGTCTTTAGATGCGGCACTGCTACAAGCGGTTGATGCATCAGGATAGCGATACGGCTCACTTGAAATTCCGGCAACAAAGTAAAATCCTACACTGGTAGTCGCTGAAGGATAGTCAGGCAGATCATCATTCGAGGAAAAAGACCAATTTCCGGCAATATCCTTGCAAATAGATGTTAATTCGCAAACGAGAGAAACCGCAGCCAATGACATGCCAACGGGACCAGCTTTCTTAGCAAGCCCAACCATGGCAGAACCCAGGCGAGCAGTATTCACGTTCGCGGTTTTAACAATGTCCATCGCGGTAATGCCTTTGGACGTTTGAACGAGCGCGGTTGATGTCGTGGTTATGCCTTTGGGTGCGCTGGTCAGTGCCAATCGTGATGTTGTGCCGTCAGCATTGGTGAATGCTCTCGAATAGGTACCGTCAGCGCCTTTGATCCATCCGGCCAGGTCGACAGCGCCAACGGGTGCGGATTGCGGGAAGCACAGCGAAGGATAGAGAAAGCACAGAAAAGCGGTTAAGCGGTAAAGATGAGCCATAAAGCCCCCAGGAAGGCCAGCATGTAGCCTAAGTCATATATCCAGAGATCCATTATTGAAACGCCTTGATAGTTGCCCGGACAGCGAAACCGGCCGTGAGAATCAGCGCCAGTTCCCACATGAAACCGGTTTGATTGACGAGAGAGACTTCGCAAGGGATTAATGAAGGTGTCAGTACGCTGGCAAATGTTGCCGAGGTGCTGAGGTCGGTGGCTACAATGTCAACTTGAACAGCTGAAGGTGTGCATTGCAGCGAGAAATTGCCAGATACTACGGGACATTCAGCAGCTACAAATTCATGCAACTGCTGAACGGTATCTAAGCATTTGCCTTGATACAGATAGCCCATGTTAGAACGCTGAGCGAATCCAACGCCATACTTTGATGCCGATGTGAACCAGTATCACGGCACCGCCAACGGTTGCAACGTCTGTTGCTGCGGCAGTGATGGCTGTGGTTACACCGGCGGGAACGTCAGCATGAGCAGGTGCTATGAAACCCAACGCCATAGCTAGAATGTAGAAAGCGAGAATGCAGTATGAAACAACTGCACGAACAACACGGCGACCGAACGCTATCACAGCATCTGTCGTTTTGCGGTACAGGTTATTGATTGTTTGAAACATCGTTAAATCTCCTAAAGTTTGAGTGGTGCGGAATTGCACCCCATACGCCCACACGTGAGCGTATAGGCTGGAATCACTTAGAAAGAACACTTGGCTGCTGTATCCCTATATTAGGATTCAAGTAATTATTCATTCTTTCAATAGCTTCAATCTGCTTTTCATGAGCTTTCGTGAAAGAATTGCTACCACGAAGTGAAATCAGTTGTTTATAAAGTTTTCTCGTATTGGTAGAGACATAGAGAAGTTTCTTCATGTTGTTTATCCTTTTGGTTTAATTACTCGCCAACTGCTTTTAAGTGCGGTTCGTGTTGATCTTCCAAGCTGTACCAATCTGGCATTTGCAAAGGTTTCATTTCTACTACGCGGACTTTCACCGGGAAGGCTTCGACGTTTCTTGGTTCGGTGATATCGATGCCGTATTCGCGCAGAACGCGGGCGTGGCGATAAAAAGTGCCGTTGCTGAGTAATTGCCTTAAATCTTGGCCAGCCATCCAGGCGGCGGCATGTACCCTGCTGCGTGGCGGTATTGCGTCCAGAATGTCGGGTTCATCGCTGCGATCAACTTCATTAAAGATTTCAGTTTGTTCATGAAAAACCTTGATGAGCTTTTCATCGGTGATGTTTTTAATGTCAACCATGTCGAGATCGTTTAATAATCGGCGTTTCAGTTCAATTTCCAATCTGACTACTCCTTGTTGCTTGCACCATTGATAAGCCGCATCATCTTCATTGCAGCCGTGTTTCAACATTTCAATGTGTTTGATGTAGGCTTTGAGCATGTGCCGGGTATTCGACCACCAGACCGACTCATCCCCTGCCCGGCCTTTTTTCATTCTTGAAACAGATCGACTTGCAAGCCATCGAATGAGAGCTCTGGCTTGAGATTCCGAACCCGTAGCAAAGTTAGCGGTAAGGTCGATACGCGATACTCGCGCGCCCGGCTGGTCTGCTTCACCAATTGCATGGCCAATTTTTCCGGCATGGAAAGCTGGTAAGCCTCGAGATAGCAAAACTCGATTACATTTCTCGAACGTCCATACCCATCCTGAGTTGTAAAGGTTGTCTTTGCGACAAAACCGGCCCACGTTTCCACTGAGTGATATATGACGACCGTCGGACTTGATAGCAAGCCCTGTTTCATAGCTTCCAGGAAACCGCGCGGCGCGAACTCTTTCAAAACGAGCATTCCCCTCTGGGTCATAGTCGACATTGATTCCGCCGGTGTAGATCGGGAATTGTTCCGAGTTTGTATGTAGCTGAGAAATGGTGATCCAATCGATAAAGATTTCATTTTCCATACTCGCAAAGACAGCCTAAAAATTGATCACAAAGTTATTAAAAATTCCCAAAATGGGAATGAACGGCGTAGTGTTACTAGCCGTTGGAGACTGCCTTGACAGGAGCGGTCGAAGTTGTGCCGGTAACAATTTGTGAAATTTTTCCGCGATACAGAGTTGGTTCAAGTACCAAATCCAGCGTGCAGGGATATTTAAAGTTAGCGAATTGCTCCAGGCATTTCGGATCGATGGGCATTTCACCCGGTTCAAAGCCGTAACCTTTAACGGTCACTTTTTTGTTGCTGAAATTTTCAATGGGAACCATTGCGAAAAGCGTTCCCATATCAAAATCACTACCGGTTTTTTCTGATGTTCCCGCTACGTCTTTTAGTCCAAGTACATGTACTTTCATTTTTATTACTCCATTGATAATTAAAGATATAGGTTCCGTGTTTCGCTCTTCGTGACCTCATCGCTCAACACGGAACCTTGTTACATTGCATCGTTTGCTTCGGTTAAAACTGGGTAATCGCTATCAGATAGAACAGCTTCGGGGTGGTAATTGCGCCAGCAATCGCCTAATTCTGGAAATTGGCCGTTGTTGGTGGCCTGCAAAATTGCTAAGTGAAATGAATTCATATAAACCTTGTTTGACTTGAGGAAAACTGAACTATATGATTGTCGAATCGTCATACAGCACCAAATATGAAGCTATCATAGAGCATCAGTTTTGAAGCTGTCAATAGGAGATTATTACCATGGAAATGAAAAACTACATAGAAACTGCTGAGAAAAAGGCAGGAATGCAGCTTGAATTGGCGAAATTATTAAATATATCAAGCAGTAACTTACGCTCAATTAAAGCAGGAAAAAGAGGAATGCCAGTTGATGCATGCATCATTCTTGCTGACTACATTGGAATTGACAGGCTCGAAGTTATTGCTGCAAGCAATCTTGTGACTGAAAAAGACGAGAAAAAAAGGAAGATTTTGGAGAGCTGCTTTAGGAAAGTTGCAAGCGTTGCAGCGGCTGGAATCGTCAGTTCGATATTGACATCAGCCCCTCAACAGACTGTTAATGCAGAAACTATTTCTTCTGAATTTACAAAAAATACAAATTATTAG